TTAAATAATTTTCTAATTAATACTTTATCCATTATGCAGTAGCCTTAGGTTGTAATGCTTGATATGTAGCATACGCTCCTAAACCACTTCCTAAAGATTGTGCTAAAGGACTCGTTGTTGGAGCCGTAGCCGCTGTAATACCTGAAGTTGATTTAGGTCCTGCAGCATATACGTTTGATAAAAACTCTACTCTCTGTAAAGGTTCTGTAGCTTTTTGTAATGCAGATTGTCTTTCAGCATCTAATGCTTGTTGTGTAAGCTGTCTTTGTAATCCACCAGAAGCCATTAATTGATTTATATCAGCTTGTGACATAGCTTGCTGTTGAGCACCAAGTTGTCCTAATTGTTGTCCAGCTTGTAAACCAAATGATTGTTGTTGTTGAGCTGCACCTAAAGCTGTATTAAATCCACTTCGTTGTGCTTCTCCTACAGCAGCAAGTCTTGCTCTTTCTTGCTCTGCTCTTTGTACACCTTCTCTACCACCCCCAAATGCACCAGCTTGAACAGCTTGTCCAGATAATTGATTTTGTGCCATTGCAGCTTGTCTATTAATTTCATCTAATACATATGATTGATATGGATTATAAAATTGAGAAATATTTGGGCCTTGTTGTGCTTGTAATACAGATCCTATACCAGCTGATGTAGCACCTTGACCAACACCAGTTGTTCCAGCTTGTTGAATTCCTTGCTGTTCTAATGCACCAAGACCAGCAACTCTAACATCTGGTACATTTGCATATAATGGTTTTTCAGCAGCACTACGTGCTATATCCATTAATTCAATTTTACGTTCTTCAATTCCTGGAGCTTCCCTAACAAACTGAGTAGTAGTATCGGGTTGTCCACCGCCACCTCCTCCACCAGATCCTCCACCAAAATATTGTCTTAATCCTGTTTCTTCATTGATAGTTCCAGCACCACCATACATTTTAAGAAGTCTAGCTTCAAATTCATTTATATGTGCAAGTTCACTATCACCTTTAATACCTCTACTAGAAATCTCTTTATAAAGTGTTTTAAATAATTCTATCTTTTCTTTTAATGTAATATTTTTTAAATCAATCATAATGGTTTCTCCAGTTGTACATGTGTTTTTACAAATCCTTTATGTTTAAGAATTTTTTCCCAACCTGGTCTTGTAAATATTTCCATCTTCTTACATCCTATTGATCTTGCCCAGTTAACTACATTGTCCATAAAATCTACCCAACTTCTAAGGTCTGTTCCTGTTGTTATTTTACAGTCACAAACTTTGTATTTAGGATACTGTCTTATTTCAGTAACCGTAACACATTTAATCTTTTTATCTTTACCATCAAACGCTACCCATAATTGCATAGTTCCTTTTTCTAACCACGCTTTTACATCTTCAGCATCTGCAAAAGATCCTGCCCTATCACAAGCTTTTTGTATTAGATCTTTAACTAAGACCCATACACCAGCAACTTCATTCGGTTTAAATACTATTAAGTCTAACTTACTTTTAGTATTTTTGGTATTAATTGGTAATACCGACACATTATCAATGTGCTGTTGCTTTTCTGCTTGCATCTAATAAATCATAAATTCTTTTAAAACGTTTTTGTTGTTCATAAAAGAATTCTGCTCCTAGTTTTCTCATTTCTTTAGCGTTTTTAGGATTAGCTCCTGATAATATACCAGCTCCTAAAACACCATCTGTTCTTGTAACAAATTCTCCATCTGCTAATTGAGCTAACATTGTATCTTCTTCTTTATCCCCATTACCAGCCCCATCTTCTACATAACCATTAACTCTCATATAATTATCTTCATTATCTTCATCATGAATAGTTTTAGAAGGTAAATAATTAACTCCGCCTTCTCTAAAATGATTTAAAGTAGCCAAACCACCTTGTTGTAAAGTAATTGTTTCTCTTTTATAAGGACCGAATTTAGATCCTTCTTGAACATCTGCTCTTTCTTCTGGGATATAATCTTGTTGTGGTAATTCTTTTACTTCACCTGTCTTTGGATCTTGAGTATAAAATTGTCTTCCTCTATATAAATCTGGATAATTTACATTATATGTAAACATACTTCTTTCATATGGTTTTCTTTCAAACGCTCCTGATAAATAAGTTGCTGCTGGTATTCCTACTAAAGCAACATTACCTAATTTAACTCCTTTGTTTTCATCATAAAATGTTTTTTTAGCCATTTCTAAAGCTTGATCTGAAAATGATTTTTTTGTTGGATCTATTCTTTGTACAGATGTTTCTAATGCAGAATAATCGTCTGGAAGTCTTACTCCTCTTGCAGCGTCTGATTTAGCAAGTTGTGTTCCAGTTTTTTGAGCATCATATTTATACATTTCTGCTAATTTTTCTTGTTCTAATTGTTGTGCTAATTTTTGATTATTAGCTTCCGAATCTAATATTGAATATCCTTTTGTATCAAAAGCTGCTGGCTGTACTTGAGCTTGTGTGTAAGACCAGGATCCATCAGGCATTTGTTCTAATCCGTAACTAGGTGTTCCTCCATTTGGAACATTATATGCTGCGTTTGTAATTGTTGGTTGTAATTGTTGAAATTGTGGTTGAGTTGCAAAATTTTGTATTCCTCCAACTGGGACTTGAGTAGATGCAATATTATTTGCTGCTACATCCATTCCTAAAGAAGTTCCAGCATAGGGATCTACTACACTTCCGTATGGATTAAATGCTCCGATACCTTGAGTAACTCCTTCTGTAATAGCTGTCGCACCTAAATTTTCTGCAGCCGCAGGTGCTGCATTCATTAAACTTCCAATACCTGTTCCTAAATTGTATCCACCATATGCTCCAATAGCTGTACCTAATATTCTTCCTAATGTATTGGCACCAGCCTTTTTAGAACTTTTATATCCTTGATATCCCCCATATATGGCGAGGGCAATTGTTAATGGATCCATATATAATAAAATAGTTAACTAATTAACCATTTTAACGAATTTATTAGCTCTTAGCAATATCAGAGCTATTAGGATCTATATCACTATTAATTGTTTTTCCTTCTATTTGAGTAGAAGTATCTGTCTTTTTAAATTCATCTAAAAGTCTACCTGTATAACTGTATTCTCCATGGTGAGATATGTATTCATCTACTAATGCGTACATTTTAATGCCCACATGCTTACATAATTTACAGAAATAAAAGTCTTCTCCTGTATAAGTTTTATCGTCTTTATTCCAATAAGTATCAAAGAAGTTATACATATAATTTCTTTTAACTAATTTACCGTCAATTAGTGTATGTTGATTAATAGTAAATTCTGGGTATTCTTTTATAAGTTTTTGGATTACTTCTTTTTTAATTAACATACATCCAGCGGGACCTCTTTCTACTTCTATAAATCCATCGGTAACTTTAACGTTAGTAGGATCTGGAACCGACATTGTATATTGATTACCTAATAAATGCGGACTTAAAGTTTCTCCAGCTAATATTCTTGCTTTAACTTTATCATGATCTGTTCCTTTAATAGGATATGGAACAAGACAAATTTCTTTATCATAGTTAATCATTCTTTCAATCATTTTAAAATTAAAAGATATATCGGAATCTATAAATAACATATGTGTACAATTTGATTCCATAAATCCAGATACACATAATTGTCTTCCTTGTGTTACCAAACTACTTTTCATAACTTGGAACATTACAGGTATTTTTCTAACAAAACATTCTTTTTGAAATTCTAAACAAGCTTTGAAATAATGAATTGATACATCTGAATGAACAGGTGTTGCTACAAAGATACTTATAGGTTGCTTAAATGCCATTTAAAAAATTCTCCCAATAAGTCTTTATTACATTCCAATGATAAAATTGTCTATAGTACTGTTGCTGAAACTTCATTTTATTTTCATCAGGTTTACTTAATATATCTGGTAATTGATCTATAACTGAAGAAAATTGAGTAGCTAATAACTTTTTACTATTTTGATGTGGAATATATATTGGAAACTCAGCACATGTTTCATATAAAGCTCCGAGGTCCGTGGTCACTACAACAAGACCCGCTGCTAACGATTCCATAGCCGCTACACAAAAAGTTTCTTCAAATGTAGATGGATGAACATAAGCATCATAGGTATGAAGTATCTTCATTAATTCTTTATGATTTAAATATCCTTTATAATTTACATTCTTCATTGATTTTGCTTTATCATATAGAGCAGTAAATTTATCATCATTATATTTTTTAAAATTATCTCCATAGATCTCAGTACTTGAATAAACATCTAATTCTATTTTATCTGTTTTAAGCTGTTCCATAGCATCTAGGAGCACGTCTAATCCTCTCCATGGTGTTGAGGTATATATTAACTTTATTTTATCTTTAGGTTTAAAATCTGTTTTAATAATTAAATCATCATCAAATCCATTTTTAATAACAGAACATAACTCTGTTGGTATACTAAAAAAGTATCTATATTTTTCATAAGTCCAGTGAGAGTTAAATACATAGTAATCATATTTTCCATGATTTAATTTGTTTTGAAACCAAGGCATTAAGTTTGCTTGATCATAACTATTATGTACCCAAAGTATATTAGGTTTATCAATTACTAATTTATCTTTTTCTGGAATAGAGGTTGTTATCTGGACTTTATTAAGAAGGTCTTTAGATACGTACTTATTTAGATACTCTAATTGGATTTCAGTTCCGCCGTATGGATTCATTACTTGGTTTTACCAAATACTGTCAAAGATGCAACTGTTATTTTAAGATCCTGCTGTAAATCTTCTACTTTTGTAGGTGTATTAGGATTTGCTACATCAGCATGGAATTCTTCTAAATTAGAATAAATTTGACCAGTAGATTTATTTTTAATTATTTCTTCAGCTGTTGCTGGTAATACTGGAACTTCTTCTCCGTCTATGATTACTGTTTTTTGTGTCATCAATTAAATCCCATTGGGCATTTTGCTTTAATTTCTTGTTTACTTTCTACAGATTTATTTCTACCAAGTCTATAACCCATAAAAAAAGCAAAAGCTATAAATAGTAATACAAGTAATGTATGCCAAATATAAAACATAAAATTTAATATATACTATTAACGTCTACCTTGTCCACGATATTCTTTTCTATCATTTCTTTTATTTGGACTTTTTGAATGTCTTCCTGGTCTTTTTTTATTAGTATGTTTAATAAAAGCACCAGACCCATTACTTACTTTTCTAGCCATTCTGATCTGATCTATTTATTAAAGCGTATGATATAACACCAGCTACAACATTTGTTACATTTACTGTAATTCTAATTTGATCATTTTCTTCTAAAATTAATACTTGACCAGCAGCATTATCTGTAGTTTCAGAAGCCAGGTCTACGTGATAAAATTCATAAGTTGTAGAAGCAGAACTATCACGTAATCCCATTTCTATTTGAACAGTATTATTATGATTATTAGTCACTGCAATATTTTTAACAATGGCTCTAGAAGAGGCACTTATTGTAAGAACAGTTGTACCCGTAGTTACTAAGCTAAACCCTTGGTTTTTATAAATGATAGCCATAATTTTTAATCTCTTTTAAGTTTAACATATTCTCTACCAAATAAAAACCATGAGAACAACTCTGTTTGTTCTATTAAATCAGATAATCCTCTATCTTTACTTGGATCAGTGTTAATCATAAATGTAGTAAAAGTTTGAGATTCTTCTCTTAAATCTTGTTGATAAGAAGTATTAAGTTGTGTTCTAAGTGTAGCAAGAGCCTGTAGAATTTGTCTCTGGTTATCTGGAGAAAACTCATCTGTAGGTTCTGGTATAAAATAATCTATTTTTGCCATATTAACTTTGTGGTGTACTTCCAGCTCTTCCGTCTGGTTGTATATCTACTCTAAATATCCCGTATCTCCAGTTATCATCTATTGCATCATTTTCTATTTTAATACTAGCTAATCTTGCTCTAGCACGAGTGTTTACCTTATCAGTAGATGTAGTTATTGTAAATGGACCAATATAAGTTTCTCCTTTAGCAACTGTAGTATCAGCTGGATAAGATCTTAAATATAATGTTACATCAACCGTTCCTTCTAAATTTTTAAAGTCAGGTATAAATCTTCTAACTGACAAGAAGTATTCACCATCTCCTTCTACGTCTAAATCAAAGTCTCCTGATCTAACATAAGCAGATACTGCTAAACTAGTTGTATTATTAGTTGTTAAATTTAACACTTCATTTTTACCTTTATCCTGTGCAAAATAATATGAAGCTCCTAAACTTACTCCATTAATTGTAGGAACTGTTGGAGTTGCTGCTGCATCATATTCAGTTGCATATGGAAACTTAAATACTTTAGAATCTTCCCAAGTAGTTCTAGCTAATGAACCTGTTGTCCAAACCATATCTGCATAATTAACAGTAGTTATTCTATCAATTTGTGTTGATCCAGCTTTAGGATAAAACCAACTTATTTCAGTAAATAATGTATTTAATCCAGCATAAATAATATCTCCAGCTGAATAATTAATTCCTAAATTATCAGTACCTTTAGTAGTAAATACAAAATCTTCAACTAAAGAATCTACATCTTTAACTGTACCATCATACATATTAAATCCACCAGAATCACCCATCCACCAAACTGCTCCATTAACGAACGCCATAGCATGTTGACCAATACATCCACAGTTAGATCCTACTTTTCTAATACTAAATGTATAGGGAGATCCCACAAATTGTATACTATACGCTGCAGTATCAGTTAAAACTAATATATAATCTTTTGCTCTAACAGCACCGACAATTTTTGTACCATCATCTAATCTAAACGTACCTGCCGTATTTGTAGATGTTGGTTCATATACTTCAATATCTTCTTGATCTGAAAATCTTATAAACATTGGATCTTGAGTTGAAGGACTTCCAATAGTTGTCTCTGTTCCTAAATGTAATAAATGTCTATCTCTATCTGAGACTATTGTCAAAATAGAAGCTGTAGGGTTATTTGGAACTAATGTAGCTCTAGTATTAACTCCAGTTCCAGCACTAGGATTCCATTTAAAAGTATTATTATTTTTTATAGTGGCTATTAAATCTTCACCAAAATTATCTAATGACCAATTTCCTG